GGTCAGTAATAACCACTAAGCTTCTGGCGTATACGATGCACCTGTTTAAGCGGTTCCGGATACCCGCACGGCTAGTCTTGACAGTACATGATGAGTTCTGTTATCTGACCCGGTCTGAGTTCGCTGAGTCAGTGGTCTACATCATGCAGTTAGCTCACTTGCTACTGAGAGCTGATATAACCCTATCATTGGGGCTTGATGGGATACCGGCTAACTATGCATACTTTGATGGTATTGAGGTAGACACTATCTTCCGTAAAGACCCAACAGCACAGCCCAGAACCCCTGATGACCCGGACATCTTCATTGAACCGGGTAAGGAATATAGCCCCCACGAAGCAGCTATTGCTGGAAGACGGTTATTAGTCAAGTAGGTTAACGCCGTAGGCATAAATACCCATTGATGTGACAGGTCAATGGGTGTTACTATTTAGGAAGTTAAGTAAGGAGTAGTGATGAGTCACCAACCGGAAGAGGTCAATGAATGGGGTCTAACTAGGACTCAGTTCTCATGGGTGTTAGACAGACAGCGTCAACTAGGCGGAAGTGCTGAGGCGTTCGACCGTGCATACCTAGAACTCACTGGGCTATTAACCCTAGGTCAACAGTCGGGTGAGAGTTTGAGCATCAGAGTTGTCAGACCGGATGGCACCCGCAACCGTGCCGCTTATCGTGATGAGTCTGCCATATCCAACTATTACAGCATGAATGGCTACGGACTAGTTAACCAGGGTGAGTATGTCAGACTACGTTATGGGTATCCAGAATGAGACTAGTCATAGAGCTTAGTCTATGGTATCTTACATTATCATTGGTCATTCACTTAGTGAGGTTAGGTTGATGGTTGACATTATTCTACTGATGGGAGTATCTAAAGCAGGTAAGGATACGCTCTACCGGGCACTGGTTGGCAGTGAGCTAGGTCAGACAGTCAAGCTGTTCAACCATAAGGTTGTAGGTTTCAGCAAGCGCCAATGGGAACTAGAATGGGGCTTACCTCATGGGGCGTTAGAACTGCCAGAGGTCAAGAATATGGTTATACCCGGTCACCCGCAAGGATGGCGATACATTGACCTAATGGTACATCTAGCTAAGGAATATGCCCTGCTCAACAGAAGACCTCAGCAGCTAGCACGGTTTAAACAAGATACTCAATGGCTGTTAGATAACGGGTTTGTGCCGGTGTTCACAGATGTTAGGATGCCGGATGAGATGAGTCACATCATTGACTTACACATTGAAGGGCACCGGGTCTTACCATTCTTATTGAGCCGTGATGGTTGCGTGATGCTTGACAGTGATAAGCACCTATTCGATAATATGTCAACCCTTGCCAACTTCGGAATAGATGTGATAGAGTTAACTCATAACGGTTCGCTGGATGAGTTGACCCATGATGTATACCGATGTTATCGAGGCGAAGTTAGCAGAGTATAAACTTTGCAGCCGGTGTAAGGAGGTCAGACGGCTCACTGAGTTTAATGTCCACAGACAACGGACAGATGGTAGACAACGTCAGTGCCGGTATTGTAACATTGAGTATCTCAAACAGTGGCGCAAGACTAGCCCTGATAAGTATGCTGAGGATAGGAACCGCTACAGGGCACGGAAGGCTAACGCTGAGGTACCACTGACCCTTGAGGAGAGAGACACGGTAAGACGGCTCTATTCAGCCGCTAAATGGCTAACTCAGAACACCGGCACTGCCTACCACGTAGACCACATCATACCACTGTGTAAGGGTGGGTTACATCATCCGGATAACCTCAGAGTCATCACCGCAGAAGCTAACCTAAGAAAAGGAGGCAGACTAGAATGCTAATATGTAATGGTAATAACTACGGGTTGACACTAACACGGGTGCAAGTTGAGACAGTCAACCGGGCTAATGAGTGGACAGTTATCATCAATGACCTAGTTGAGTCCGACCAGGTTAACCGCTTCCACGCCACTCACTCAACGGGTCGGGTATTTGGAGACATCAACGGGGTTATCTACGGAACATCTCAGAATATCATTGACGAATGGGTGACCATCTGCCATAATAGAGCATAGGAGGATAAATAAATGAGTTGCCCACTTAATGCCCAAGGGTTCCAAGAGTGCCCAGTCGATAACCAGCCCATTGAGTCAGTCAGTCCGGTCATAGTAGACGACTACACCGGCAGAAGTCCTGCCACCGCTTCTAATGGTGTCTGGATGAGTCATCTCATCATCGGTGTGGTGGTCTTCATCGTCCTGGCTTCATTGCTGAGGCGTGAGGCACCTGAGGACACACAAGAGACCAACAGCGACCAAGTCAACCCAACAGAGGATAACCGCCATGAATAGCATTACTGAAGTCAAGCCCAGCGACTACATCCCCAACCCTGAGGCAGATGCCCAGATGCCAGCCGATACGTTAGCCATCGTTCTAGTAGGTGCCGCTGTTCTCACTGTTCTGCTCTGCTTGACTGGTAAGAACTAACTGAATAACTGACCGGGCATCAGCCCTATGTCATCTGACCCTCAGTGAGGTTTGCTAAACCTACCGCTGAGGGTTTATTGAATGTTCGTGACCCGGTCTTAAACTGGTCTTTAGGATAGCCCTGCAAGTCCCAATGAAGGTGGGCAGCAACACCACCAGTGTTACCACTCCGACCAATGACCTTAGCTCGTTGGACACTATCACCAGCCTTAACAAACATGGCGGATAAGTGCATACACCTACTAGTACCACCGTCAGTATGTCTTATGGCAATGCAGTTACCACCAGCCCCAATGTTCTTGGCATACTCCACGACCCCATCATTCATTGCCACTACTGGGATACCAATGGGCGTCCCGACATCCTCACCACAATGGGGGCTAGTACCTATGTTCCTTATCTTGGCACACCGACTGGTCACTGGATAGCCTGACACGGGTCTAATATATCCCGTTGCCGTTGGCTTACCAGTGATAGGTGCCGGTTGAGCAGGGTCAGTGGGTGTTGTGTTGTCTAGCACTTCCACAGGACTGTAACAGTGTAAGACCGTGTGACCCTCCGCCAACCTATGCTCTACCTTATCAACGCACCATATCCGGCTGAGAACCCCTGGTAGACCCTCAGTGAGTACTGTCCAGAGTGGCTCAAACATGAGTGAGTTATTATCGAGTGGTATTGTAAACTTACTAGGGAGACCCTTTAACCGCTTAGTCCTAGACCGCATTGAGTCCGCTAGTCCAGCTTGCTCTTGACTTATTGACCCGGTAGCAGGGGCAACAGGTGACCCGGTAACATCCTTTGACGTTGCCGTATCAACATCGGGTTTGGTCTGAGTCAGTTGACCGGAGGCAATATCTAACTCAACCTTATTCTCAGACTGAAGCATTGAGCTGCTAGCATCCTCAGCCTCATCTGTCAAGGCTTTATCCTCAATATCCCAGCTTATAAGGTTGAGACCCGGATATAGTACATATGCACTATCCACTAGGTTAGCCAGTGACTTAACCGTGATGACATTATTGACTGATGAAAGGAATAGACCGCAGCGGTCACACTCACGTTGAAGGAGCTGATAGTCAGAGATACCGGACTGGTCAATGTGTGTATATGTGAAGTCTTCAGGGGCTAACCAAGCTAACTTGACCTTATGAGCTAGCGCCACTCTCTCAGCCAGTTGCTTAAGGCTAACGCCCTGCTCAGTCTTAGACCTCTGACGCCTATTGAGTACCCATCTGACATCCTGACCGACGATAACCGTGCTGCCAGAGTCACTGGGTTTAGTGCCCTGATGAAAGAACTCAAAGCTCACATCCCCAATGGTCACAATGAGCTTACCGCCTTTAACGATAACCTCAGGGCTGGTCTGAGAGGGTTGACCGGCTTGAGTCTCAGTAGCTACCGCCTTAACCGCAGTAGTACCACCGGCTTGAGCTTTCAGCGATGGAACCTCCTTAAGGATGGCTGTAGCTTCATTGGCTATCTTCTGACCATTCTTACCCTTGTCGCCGTTTATCATGCTTCTGGCGTTGTAGAAGTCCCGCTTAGAGCCATTGCAGTAGAAGCTAATAGGCTTACGGTTGGCGTACATCCCGTCCCTCATCCCAATGACTAGGGTCTGAGCAGCATAACGGGGTTCCGCTAACTTCTCCGGCGTTGCCACGGCATCAATACCTAACTTCTTAGACCACATCCCATAGGTCAGTTTGCCGGTCACCTGAACATAACCACGTCCACGGTATTTATACCCATCACCGGGTTGGTCATTGCCGATATCTCTACGACCCTCTAAATACTGGAAGTAAGCTCTACTACCCTGCTCAACCATGTGGGCATACTTACCCGTTTCATGTTCCGCCGTTGCCAGTATATAGGCTATCTGTCCATCATCGGTTACCCCATTGGCTAAACACGTCTTAACAATGAGTAACCTATTCTCAGCTAGACCCTTAGGCGCTACCCCATCAACAACATTGATAGGTTGACCGCTAGCGTCCGCTGTAGGGGCTGATGTAGGCTGTACAAGGGGCTGAATACCTCCGTTAGCCAGTGTATGCTCAATGAGCTTTGCAGCCGTCTTATGAGTGGGGTCAGCGATGGTCACTTGACAGGATGTTCCGCTCTTACCCTGACCAATGGATACCCATAAGTCAGTAAGCATCCCGCCTTCACCCGTAGTCCATAGCTCATCGAACCCGTCAATATGTACTGATGCTGGTATCATTGAGTATTTATACCTATTGACCTTATAAGTTAGTATCTGATATCTTAGATATAGATAGACACAAAGGAGTTTAACCCGTGACCACATTCCAACAGTTCCAAACCAATGTTCTCAACGTCCTACCACACCCTACAATGCGCTTCACCGATGAGTCTACACAGTACCGCGCTACAGTGACCTATCCCGACACTCAGCACACTTGTACAGTCATCTTGACCCGTGCTAGCGGTATCTACAGCATCACTGAGCGGTACCCTAACACAACCTATCACGGGTCTGCTACTGACCTCAGACGCGCCTATCAGAACCTCCAACCGCAGTAAGTCACTTTAACGTAAACTGACGTGCCCTGCCATCCGGTGGGGCTTTATCATTGGTAAGTATGAATACTCATCAAAATAAAGTGATAAATAGGTTGACATCGGAATGAGTATCGCCTAAGATATAGAAAGATAAGAAAACAGGAGTAAGAGACCATGACACAGTACAGAACCTACAGACGCGAGATAGAGAACTTCTCCGCTAACACTGACTACCGCTTAGAGGGTCGTAACGGTAACTGGGCACTAGTCAACCGTCCTGAGTGCGAACCTATTCAGGTTATGGCAACCGGTCAAACACTCAATGAGTTGAGGCTCAATATGTACAGCTCTGGGTTACATTGCCCGGTGGTTATCCGCGTCACTGATGAGATGTTAGATGACTACCTGTGTGCCACGCCCCTAGAGGTCTACCGTAACCACGATAACCACTGGGCACTGGTTAACCACTCAGTTGACTCTGACGCTGATGTGACGGTTGAGCGGTCAGCTCGTGATATGCTCAACTACCTCTATGACCTAGCGCCATCCTGCCCGGTTCAGTATGAGACTGAGGAGGTACTAACTGACCCCTACTCTGGTATCTCACTGGTCTTCATCGGTGGGCAGTTAAGCACGGTCACAGCGGGTTCTGTGGTAAACACATTCAGTGGTGTATATGAACCCCTTACCTGTAACATATCCGTCGCTTCTACCAGCCAAAACGGGGCGCTAGTTGAGGTTCCCGCGCTAGAGTCATCCACTGAGTCACACGGTTCTTTAACGGCACAGTTCGACGGTGTTAACTTTGGTCGTATATTTGGTAACGTTCTGCCTGTTGACGGTGATGGTAACCCCTACTGGGTTGTCGCTGATGACTTAGAACCGGGTTGGTATCCGACCAATGAGTACAGCGGATATGATGGCTGGTAGTTGACAGTCGATGCCCTAGGGTTGACATCAGTCCTAGGGTATAAAATATTGACTAAAGTACTTTTTGACGACTTGAGGTTTAAATGATAAATATCAATGGGTTACAGGTTCTCAGAACACAGGAGTTAGAAGACCTAGACGGGTCAAAGGGGCTAAGGATAGAGTTTTATAATGGGATGGTGTTAGAGATATGGGGCACTAGTAGCGATGGTAGCCCCACTGAGCTTATATTCAATAGCAGCACATCTGCCGATGCTGTACCCGTAAGACGGCAACAAAGACTACCACGCCATAGGGGTTAATATGACACACAACATCACACATCACAGAGCAGAGAACCGGGTCAGCATTGAACCTCAGTTGACCGTAGCCCAGATGGAACAAGTCAGGCAGATACTTAACTGCCAACGGGTCAACAGTCTCAGACCACCGGTGAACCGAACTGACTTCTACCGACGCGGCATAAGCCACGATGAGTTACAGCGCATTCAGAACTATTTATCAGGTCTAGCACTATGAGTGAACCCATCAACCCATATACCCAGTTGAGACACCGCATTAGACAGCGCTATGGTGCCGTTGCTGTTGAGTCCAGCGCTGAGTTCCTAGCTGGTTATGCACAGGGCAGAATAGTTGATATGAGGTTTAAATACTGGGCTAATGAGGCGGATATTGCCATCAACCGTGGTGCCCAGTATGCTTGGGGCTTCTATGCCGGTCTCATGAATGAAGACATCTCACTGTAACCAATAAGTATAAATACCTATTGACCTATGAAAGAGATAACCACCGCTCAAGCTTCCAATGTTGCGGCACACATCCGGTTAATGAATAGCTATGCAGGGCAACTGATGCGGACTAGAGACCAGATAGAGAGGCGGTCACTGCTAGCAGCCCTGCGAGATGTTTACCAGAGCTTCACAGCCCTGCTAGACTCAATGAGTGACTAAGTATTTATACTCATTGTGAAGATACTGTAAAGAATACCTCTATAGGTTGACAATGACTTATAAGGGTATTACTATAGAGATATAGACAAGTAAGGAGTAAGACCGATGAGAACCGACCTAATACCAACTGAGCAGAACCACCGACTAGCTATCGCCTACCACTGGCGGGAGTATTATTACTCAATGACCATCACTGACCGGGGTATTGACCAGTTATCTTTATCCTTAGAAGCCCCTGATAACTGCCGTGCGTTTGGTCAGTGCTGTACTACCCACTTCAGAACCCATCGGCTGAGACGTACTCAGACCCAACCCGGCTACCTCACCAATGAACCCTACAATACTCTAGACTCCAGACCGCTCTAAACCTATTTCCTCAATATTTTATAACAATGCCCGGTGATAACAAAGTCACTGGGCATTATTGTTATAAGGCTGACTTATAGGCTGACTGTCTTATTGAGAATGACCCCTCTATATTCTCAATAGTGGCGTTAGGGCAATATTTCAAGTTGGGTCTGTTATTTGCGTAGCCAGGTCAAATATGACCTACGGAGGCTGTAACCCTTACTGTGTATACATTCTTGGTAGGTCTCAAGCAGGTCAGTGGTAGCCTACCAAATGAGCCATCCTTACACCATAAGGGTTACAGCCATTAGTCCTGTAGACAGGTCGTAGACAGCCCGTAGACAGGTCAGTGAATAGGTGGGCAAGATGCCTAGGTCACGTTATAATGGTAGACAGGACGTAGACAGGACGTAGACAGGTCAAATATGGGTAGGAATGCACAGGTTAAGATGAGCGTCAGCTTAGAGGATATGGAGCTTATAAAGCAACGTGCCGACCAAGCAGGAATGAGCGTGAGTGCGTATATGTACTCATTGGTACTACCAGAGCGTAGCCCGGTCGTAGACAGGTCACAGACAGGCTACCCCCAACCGCAGGGGCTAACACCGGAGATGAAGGAGGATATCGCTATCGAATGCTACAAAGTGACTAATGAGATACAGCACTGGGCAGACGGTGAGCATAAGCGCCTAGATGCAGTGACCACGGCACAGCAAGCTGAGATAGACCGCCTCAAAGCACAGCTATCCGCCATTGAGTCTAGAGTCACAGAGTTTATGGTTGACAACTTCAGCTAATAGATGGTATAGTTAGGTAAGTTAGAGGTTTAAAGATGACACGCAACATCCCAGTTAAAGTATTAGTTACCGCTTCCGAGGCTGAGTTGATAAAGGCTAGGGCTTCTGAGGCTGGTCTATCTGTCAGCTCTTATATCTACTCATTGATATTCCCGGTAGCACAACCTACCAATAATGTCAATGACCTCAGCTCTGAGGTATCTGAGATGAAAGTTACATACCACGAGTGCTTCGATACCATCATCACACGACTGGAAGCCCAGAATGACCGGATACACAGGTTTGAGCGTTTCATGTGGTCTCAGACTAAGGAGAACAACCAATGACAGCACCGACACTTAAGGACTTAAAGACCCGGATGCGGCTAGAGTTCACTGGTCATCAGGTTGACCGTAACAGCACTGAATACGTTCAGGGTTATAACCAGGGTCAATGTTCCGCGTCAGTACCCATTGGGGCTGTGCTGAATATGTCGCCGGATATGGCATGGGGCTTTGTAGAAGGTTACGAGTCTATCAGGGGGCGTCAGTGAGCGATACCGACAAGGCACGGGATAAGATAGCTAAGGCATTTGGCTGTACCGTCAACCAATGCTCTGATGACTACAAGAAAGCATATCATCTAGGTAACAATGCTCACAACCTGCCCATTGATATGCTAATAAACACCAACGCTAACTATGCTTGGGGCTATCTCAACGGATATCTAGCAAGAGACTAACCAATGAACATCAAACACTACTTAATGACCGTTGAGGAGGCAGCTCTGGGCACCATTGACCTAGATAAGGCTGAGACCTACCGGGTGCCGTTCAGGGTTGTTGTAGGTGACGGAGTTATCTATCGTGGTCAAGTTAGCAGGGTTAACGGATGCCTCATCACTGAGTATAACAATGAGTATGTCGTTGTGTGCTACGTCAAACCGGTCTAAAGTGACGTAAAAGATGTCACACTAAATAGTTGACAGGGCAGCATCTACCGAGCTATATTAGATACATAAGAAACAAACAAGCAGGAGTCAACCAGATGTCTAACGCAACCCAGTCCACCGGCACCAGCAACATCATCACTATCAACACCGCCAACAGCTCATGGGTCACTGCCTTAGAAGCCGTTGAGCTGACCAATGACCTCTATAGCCTCACCCTGGCGACTGAGACTGAGGTCTATGAGTACCGTGTACCTCAGACCATCGTGACCGCATTCGTTGAGACCGCTGATGCTACTGACGGGCACGTAGGGGCACTGTTTAACCAGACAGTCCGTAACCGCTTCATCGCTTGCCGTGGCTAGGCTGACGCCGTTTAACTGATAGGGTTAGGCTCAATAGGTCTAGCCCTTTACTAACTGACTAAGTATTTATACCTACTGGAGATAAGACCAATGACCGGACAACAACAGAACCATAACCGACTCGCTGAGACCGTGGCACAACTAGAAGAACAGGTTAACGAGGGTCAGGCACTCATCACTGAGATATTGACACGGCATTCTAGCCTATTGGCTCAACTCGGTAACACAGTAGAGCAAACCGCCGAACTTCTAGGCGTGATGGCTGCTAACCTCAATGAGCATGAGACCCGGATAGATATGCACACTGAGACCCTAGGTTACATGAATAACACCATAGGGGATATCATGCAACGGTTAGAGGTCACTGAGCCGGATGAGGATGAGCTAGCGGATATTGAGGCTGAAGTTGAGCGCACCACACCAGACTTTATCATTGCCGTATATGGTGAGGACATCCGGGAGGTATTCCGTGAGGTCAATGACCGCCTCTATGAGCATCTAGAGGGTCAGTCTTACTTCATTCAGTTCACCCCCTTGGATGAATACTGGTATAGCGCTGAGGTATTCATTGACTAGTGCCAGTTAAACCCCCTGTATCCCTATCAACTTACCGGAGTATAACCAATGGAAGCCAATAAACTAACTGACGTGCTAGGTAACCTTGCTGACCTCAAAGCGTCTATTGTCCGGTGTACTGAACTCACACCAGCCGATAAGTCAAAGCTCATCAAGGATGCACTGGATATGGAGGTCAAGTTATATAACAGCCTAGTAAACGCCAGTGAGTTTACTGAGGCTCTCAGCAAAGCTAAGAAACCGGGTCGTGATATGTTTGACTATCGTTAGCCTACCAGCCCTTACTGGTCACTGTATCACCGTCTGAGTCCTTAGCACCTACCGTCGCCACTTCTTTACCATTGACCTTAAAGGAGGTGATAGCCTTTAACTCCACCGACCCATCCTTAAGAATAAGCTGAGACTGTCCTACAGTAAGCGTTATAGACTCATTGGTTATCTCAACCAGTGAGTCTTCTAGTTTATAGGTCAGACGGTCAGTCTGTGCTGGCGGGTTGATGGCGTTCTGGACAATGCCCAGTTGTACACCCGTGTTAGGGTTGCCGTTGAGGTATGAAAATGCTAGGGTATCACCGACCCGGTATGCTGGCAGGGTTAGCCCATTAGCCCCTGTAAGCCTCCACAAGGGTGCTGAGAGTGACTTACCACCAGTATGAGCCAATGACACCTGAACTGCCCCTGTAGCCTCATCTACGTACCGGATAGGGGCGAATAGGACGGAGTCAAGTCTAGAGGATGGTTGAGGCTTCCGGACTAGGTCACTGAACATTGAGTATAAATACCTATGGGCAATAGAGTGTTTTAGAGCTATTCTTGATATAGATAGATAGACACGAAGGAGTCAGACCAATGAGAACCATTATCAACCGACCGGCACTTATACCCTATAACGCCCACCGGGTCATTGATGGCGTGATACAGCCTAACTCAGTCTATGCTGAGGCATACCGCGATAGCTACCACTGGTTACACGTCTGTAGCTTTGATGGGTGCCGTTACCTGTATTACCCTGAGAGGGTTGATATAGATGCTGTAATAACTGGCTTACTTCTGTGTAAATATAGCATCATTGAGCAGGGCATCTTAGAACCTCTATTTTAGACCCATGAGAGTTATTGCGCTATTGACATCCGGCTACAATGGCACTGAGCATTTATACCTAGTCCTATCATCTGTAGGTTGCTATGGGTATATCCGGTCAACTTTACCCGACTTAATAGGTAGAAGACCGAAAGGGCGTCAAAGTGACCTACACTGGTGTATATCAGCAAATACGGAGTTTACTGAGAATGTTGACTATTTATACCTAGACTGTTGCCCCATTGACTGAGACTGTGTTATACTTTAGGAAGTTCACTAGATAGGAGTCCACACGATGAAGTATCAAATGAAGCAAGCCGGTACACAGGAGGTTGGCACCCGGTCTTACCAACATTCTAACTTCACTCATTATCTCTACCGTCATGAGGCTGGGCGGTCATGGGTCGAGCCGTTCACGTCATGGGAAGCTCTGGTGAATAAGTTAGGTCGTACACCGCTAGATGTTGAATGGGGTACACTGACACCAGTTAGCCCTGACTAGTATCCAGTATTTGACTTAAAGGGTTGCGGTCATTCTCCACCATCACTGAACCACTGGACTTAGGCACGTCCGGTGGCTTCTTGCTTGGGTCAGTTATCGGGTGTTGGGGCTTAGGGGTGATACCTAGCTCAGTGAGCTTACCCGCCTTACGTCCATCAATAGTTACCTCCCCAGCTTCGCTGACTTTAATAACCGAACTGGGTTTAAAGTTGAGTTCCGCTGCCTTCTTAGTGTCCTTAGTCAGCAGTGCCTTAACCTCTTTAGCATATTCCTCCCGCTCACGCTCACTGAGCTTAAGCACCTTACCACTCAATGAGTTATCTACCGGCTTAGGCGCTAGCTTAGGCACTGGATACACCGGGCACGGCACCAGTGACAGGTCAATGATGGCATGGGTCAGCACACCCCCAGTCATCAGCCTCCGGTTGACCTTCATACTCAACAGCTTTACACGGTCTAGTGCTATGTCACCCCATTGGACTGTTATCACAGGGGTATCATTGACTTGTGACACCGGGAGGGTTAGAGCAATGAGCCATTTAAGCTCAGTGGTGACAGGCAAACCACGGTTGAACAAATGAACCTGCGGAAGCTCAATGGTGTTCTCTGAGTATTTATACTTTATAAGGGGGTTAGCCGTGTACAGCACCGGGAGCTTGCTAACCTCTTGCTTGTAGACCTCATCCAATGACTGAGCCATAGTGAGGTTTATAGTGGTGTTATCATCCAGTCGCTTAAGAGTCACTGGGATACTGGCTGTTACCATTGGCTTAGGTCAGTTGTTGGGTAAGGGTTCGGTCATATTCGGTTCTGAAGGCACTGATAACCATGTTCACTAGCTCAGTGGGGTTAGCGGCATTGGCACCATTGATGTTTATGACTGGGTTAAATGCTGTCTGCTGTACCGTGCTGTTATTGTTTGACACCGTAGCGGGCGCTGGAAGAGGCTGTGAGCCACTGGGTTGAGCTAGTGGTAGAACTGATGGGTTAGCCGTGGTAGGGCTACTGGAGGCGCTAGCAGGTGCCTCACCGGGTTGTTGACCGGGTATGATAGACCTTAGTTTGTCAATGCCCGCCGCTACTGCATCCTTTACTGGTTCCGGTACTAGCTTACTCACTGCCTCCGGTGCCGATACTCCGCCGCTAAATGGGTTAAGCTTCTCAATGAACCCTCTGACCCGGTTGTATCCATCCTCAAATATCTCACCGATGCGCTGCAACACTGACTTGATACGGTCTAGCACCGGGTCAACCAATGACTTGACATCTGACCACTTATCTGATACCCATTTAAACAGGTTGGAGAGGTCGCGGTTGAAGCCACTGCCTAACCCCTTCATCCCTCTACCTAGGTCATTGGTGGCAACTTGGAATACTCCACCCAGTAGCCCCATAAAGAAGCTAGTTCCGAACTTCGTTACTGCCATGATGACCGCTAGCCACAGGGCAGGGTCAAAGATGACCTCAGCTAGGAATATAGCTCCCTGCATCGCCACAGTACCAAAGAATGAACCCATGTTACTGCCGAAGCTTGCCCAGTCCACTGAGTTGATGAGACCGGTCACTGATGCCCCTAGCTGGTTTGCTACCTTGGATGGGTCAAAGGTTCTGATAAAGTCCCCTAACCCGGCAAAGTATGACCCCACAGACCCAATGAGATGACCGACTAAGTCCGTGGGACTAGTCCCGTTGAAGTCTTCAAGGGTTGCCTCAAAGCCCGTAACCCATGACCCAATAAGGTCGAAGAAGTCTATCACCACGGTCATTGGGTCAAACGTCAAGCCTAGCTTACTGAGCAGCTTGTTAGCCGTGTTACCCATTGAGTCTATACGGCTCAGTAGGTCGGTGAAGGCATCCATAGCCGTCCTATCACCCCTAGACCTCACTGCCCGCATAAAGCCAAATGTGCCTATGTCCTGGTTAGTCAGGTTATCTTTCCAAGCTTGCAGGATGCTGTCAGCCGTGTTCTTTATCTCATTTATCATCTGGTCAGGGGTCAGTTGCTTGAGGACGGTCTCAAGTATTCTCTGCCTCTGAGCAGATGACATCTTCTTAAAGTCCTGAGTAGTCTTACCTATCTGGGTTAACCGCTCATTGACCTTCATCACAAACGCAGGGTTACGGTCATCAAAGCTTAACGGGTTCAATGACGCTAGCGTGTTACCAACGCTTAAGAACTGCTTCATGTAGTACGCGGTATCCTGTGCCTGAGTTCCGCTGGCTTGACCCAACAGCACAGCCCTCTTAGATAGCTCAATGAGGTCGGTCTTAAACGTCTTGACCCCCAACTGGTCAGATAGGTCATAGTTCTTAGCAATGACCCCTTGGATGCTCTGAGCAAAGCTCTGGTAGTCCTTAGTCACCCCTGGTAACTCAGCGGCAACTTTAGCCAGCTCAACGTTGAGGTCTTTAGTGAAGCCCTTAGCATTCTCGAAGCTCATACCAGTGACCGCACTGAGAGACCCTGAGTTAGCTAAGAAGCTAGTCTGAAGCTTTATAGACTCCATCAGTTGACCCTGTAGACCACTGAAGGCTTTAGTAGCAAAGCCGGTGATGTTGGACACCACACCGCTTATCATATCATTGGCTACTAGGTCAACTAAGATGCTACTCATTTGTTATCCGTCCACAGTTCCGCTATAACTTCAATGGTCTCTATGACATCCCATAACTCTAGGTCTTTATACTTAATGAGGTACCCATTGGCTAGGTTACCGCAAGCTTTAACCACGGCAACCTTTAACTCATGGGTTGTGAAGCCACGACCATAGAAGTTATAAACCGGCTCATCCTTTGCCCAGTTGACTGAAAGCTGGAAACAACCGGAGGGCTGACCCTAACACCTCCACATCTTCACTATCGAGGTCAAGGAACTGGTCTAAGCTCATTGGGGTCTCAAGTAGCTGGCTTACCATGACGTACATGACCCTTAAGGCTGACAACGGCTGACCAGTCCTTTGAGCCTCACTGATGGCTGTATCAATGTTGTCTAAGTGCCTAGCCTTGACCGGGTTCATCACCACTCTCTGACCAGAGATAGGCAACTGTTCAATAATGACCTGTCTACGGTCATTCATCATTGGGACTGTCTGTTCTGATGTATCCATTGCTTTATCACCTTATAGTTATATAGTTATTTATCGCTGAACGTTACCAACGGCTAGTTCTATTTCTAGAGTGGCACTGCCGGAACCATCCCTATCACCGGCACTGTTGCGGTCAAAGCGGACTATCTCGCAGTCTAGCAGGGTCAGTGGCTTGATGCCCGGTAGTGGTGTCCCTTGGATATTGGTTGACACTGCCATGATGGTAACCGTCAATAGCCCTCTCACCGGGTTCTGTAACCATTGGTCATAGAATGCCAGTAGCGGGTCGTCTTGGTCTCCAGTATTCTCAAAGTGCTTAGTCAGTGTGACGTTGGCATACTTGACATAGTCCGTGTATGTGCGGGTGATACCGGCTGTAGGGTCACTGACCTCAAAGGTACCATACTCATCCCGTGGTGCTGTGAACTTGTTAAACGTCACTGTAAGGGCATTGGCACCCTCACCCAACGTAGTAATAAACTGCTTCTGGCTCAGTGGTCTAATGGGCATTGTCTCTATGTTGCTATATAGCTATATGGTTATCAAGCGTTGCCGTTGCTGTTGTCAGCACCATCGGGGATATCATCAGCGGGTGCCTCAGCGGATACATCCACAGTGAAGTTCTCACCCAGTGATGCCCGTCTGATGTTCACAATAAAGAACTCAAGCACAGGTGAGGGCTTGACATCAGCATCTAGGTTGAGGATACCGGACTCTAACCCATTGAATGAGTTGTTAGTCATATCACACGTTACCCGGTATGCTTCATCAGGGGTCTGACCAAACAACCCACCGGCACGTCTAACATCCTCTAGGATGGCGCTAGCAGTGCCCTTAGCCCGTGCCATCACTGTTCCATACCCGTTGATGGTCTTGAAGACAAAGCCCTTGAATGCGTTCTCAAGTGCCTTAGTACAGACGTTCAGAATGACCCGTGTAGTCACCCATTTATAGAATGGACTGGTTGAGACTGTTCTCACGCCCCAAATGACTGTACCTTGTCCGTTGGGTAACTGCCGACCTGGGTTAATACCGGCTGGATAGAGGCTATCTTGCATGATGTCAGTGACATCGAACGTGAATGACTTGACCCCGTACAGTGGGAACTCGGTACCGGCTGGCGGCTCAACGAAACCCTCCTGCTGATAACGTCTTAGCGTCAACCCAGCAACACCAGCACTCAATGGTACTTGGTTATCGTTCTCATCAATGGCATATGGCATATAGTACGCTAAGTGACCCCGTGGTGACTGTAACTGACCTACCTCAGCCAATGCACCCGCGACAGTACCACCGGCTGTAGTACCATTGGCTACACCAGCACTACAGTCGGCATAGGCTACCCACTTATACTTCCGGTCAGCGCAATGAGCTTCCATTGAGGTCGCAAGTAACTTCCGGTCATTGGCTACTGACCACCGCTGAAAGAACTCAGGGGCAATAAGGAAGCCTTGTCCCATATCCGACCGCATCACCGCCAACGCATCCAATACATCACCCAGCACGGGATAGGTATTTGTACTCACTGAGCCTAGAGTGACGTTAGACGATACACTGACCGCAACGCCAGACGCATATCTCAATGTGGTACCTCGGATAGATGCAATAGTTGAGAGCTTACCGTTAACCTCATCTGCCAACCGCTCAATGATGACGCTTGCTGTATCCCCAGTGACCGCTACCGTTGAGGCGGCATATCCATCAATGGTTACTGTGTAGGTGTTACCTACGGTTACTGTAGGAATGGTCAATGACCGCTCGGTTCTCACAGGGATGTTATAGAAGTAAAGCCCCTGCCCGTGTAACTGCTTAAAGTACAGCCTCACTGAGTTGATACTATATGAGGCTCCTAGCTGGTTATAGAAGTCACTAGGACTTGATACCAGTGTAAGCTTGCCGGATGTTTCAGGCTTCCCACCCGCATAACCTAGCATATAGACTCGGTTATGTGCCGGTAGACTGGCTGGGATAACCCCTACCGTGGTCTCAGTGGTATAGACCCCTGGTGTGTATACTTGACTACCTGCTACTGAGATGTTATCAGCCATAGTGACCATAAGAGTATTGATACCTATAGACTGTCACAGCTAGCGCTGTCCTCATTGGTGTAAGTCATTATGACATAAAAGATGTTAGAGAATATAGTTGACATCACTGGTCAGACTTGCTACTATATAAGAGTAAGAGACAGGGAGACAAGAGCCGGTTGTTGAGGTAGTGAGTAATAAGGGCGGGTTACACTGCATCCTTTCACACCCAACGCATAACTAGCAGTTAGTCAAGACTGACTCTTACAAACCTGGTTATCCTGGTTGACCGCTGAGGTAGTGAGTAATAAGGGAGGTTTAGGCTTCATCCTTTCACACCCAGTCAAGGTCAAACTAATGTTAACCATTTCTCAATGTTACATTCTTGTTTGTAGGGACTCAGACGCCGTTGAGGACTGAAAGCATCCGAGAGGGTGAGTAAACCTAGCGTTCTGAAAGGTCTACGAACTGGTCAACTACCCGCCTAATGGGTCAGGTTAATGAGCGAATGTTGATAGCTCATTGGTCTGATACCAGAGGGCAACATCTAACAGAGAAACGAGTCAACATAGGGACTCTGTTAGGTGCGGTGGTTACCTCATGGGTCAGAAATGCTCACGGTGAGCTATTAGCCTCCAAAGCTGATGGTTAGGGTTCGACCCCCTACTGACTCGTTGTCCAATAACCTTATCTTATACATCAATGAGTCAAGAGTGTTTACAGCTTATCTTCCAGTCCTTTGAGGGTGCCCCGTGGTCAGATGTACAGCCCAGTGACCATATCATCTTATTAGCACTGGCTGAGTCAATGTATGTAGAGCGGTCGGGTGTTCTGTACCCTATCACTGTCCGGTGTGGTGCCGGTGGTATCCCGAGAGACTCACTGCGGGCTAGGCAGTTATACCTAGAGAAGCACGGCTATCAGAACACCAGCATCTTGTCAACTCTAGAAGGCTATGAAATGGCATGACTATTAAGTTAGGTTACAAAGTGGCACCTAATGCGGCAACCCTGCCAGTGAGTACCAATGACCTGTTATTTATTAAGGAGAATGGTCAGGTCAGTGTTGCGATAGGTCAATATGCCTACCCCATCATTGTGACCCGTGGTAACTTACCTCAAGGCGGTTACCGGAGTATTAAGACCTATCTAGAGAGCCAAGGCTACAGGGTCATCATTGACTAGTGACAGTCTATAGTATATAGACATAATAGGTCAATGGTCAGTATAAACTACAATGAAGCATGGTATAGAGGTAGACCGGTATACAACCGGCTGCCTCTTTCTGGCTATCAGGATAACTCAGCGGTTGACGCCATCACTAAGCCCATTGACCTTAAGCTGATGTCAGTTAAGGGTACTCTAGAGGCGCTAGCAGAGGCGCTAGACCCGGTCAACTGCCCAGTAGGTTATCTTGACTATGTAGCATATCTCAATGGGTTCTCTGGGCGGTATTGGGATGCTCTATGGACTAATGAGGTTAAGCGGCAACTGGTCACTGATGCCCGGTACATCTGGGCTAACCGAGGTAAGGCTGAGATAGTCAGCAAGGTTCTAACCATCCACGGGATAACCCATGATGTCTGGAGAACCGGGTCATTGACGCTACCCTTTACCTTAACCGCTACATTCTCAACGCCTCAGATGTTGACCTATATCCGGCTTCCGTTGAGCTATCTTAGGGCATCAACTCAGTGGCGTGAGGCGGAACGCACCCGTAAGAACTTCTTACACTGCGGCATTAAGACCCGTGTTGTCTATGATAAGTTCTATCTTGGGTTCTCTAAGCTGGGTGACCCATTATTTACTAGAGGTATAATGACGTAATATGACTCAAGTTATCTGTAAGTTTTATGACTCTGAGGATAACCCGCTAGTCGGGTCAGTTTGGGTTAAGCTTGACGGTACCCTACAGAACTCAACTGACACAGCGACCTATCTGCCAGTAGTATCTAAGACTCCTCTGGTCAATGGCGGGTGTACTCTCAACTTAGAACCCAGTGATATAAGTAAAGTTACCTACCTTATTGAGGTATACACCAAACAGACCTTAACCATTGAGGATGAGAATGGTGACCCGGTCAGTGCTGAGGTTGATACCTTAGTTGACTCATATAGTGTCATTATACCATTCTCCGCCACACCAATAACCCTAGAGAGTCTTCAGCGTAAGACCGGCATTGACCGCGATAGGACTGATACGATGATACCGGCAGTAGTCCGGAGGATGTCAACTAGTTCAGAGTTCTGGCAACTGTTACAGCAGGAGTTGTTTCCATTCAAGGGTACATATAACCCATTGAGCTACTACCGTAAAGGTAACCTAGTTGAGTATGACGGATCAGGATGGATATGTATCAGCAATGAGCCTATACAGGGCATTGTGCCGGTCACTGGTTCACCCTCATGGGGTCTATGGGTCAGTCGTGGTCAGCAGGGTTCAGGGGTCACGGGCAACGATACAGCCTACTCAGTGGCGTGGAATGGCTCAACGGATGTCGCCACGCGGAACGCTATCTATGATAAAATAGAGGCTTTAGTTGCCCAGTTAGCCTCAACCTATGTCGGTATCAATAGTCCTAACTTCACAGGGGCACCGACACTGGCAACGGCACCGGCTAGCAATGACAGGTCATCTAAGCTAGTCAGTAGCCAATGGGTAGGAACCCTGTATGATGACGCTAAGAACTCTGGCTTAAGGGTTGGCTCACTTATGTTGTTTCCATCTGCTAGTAGACCATTGGGGTTTATTAAGTGTGGTACCGGTGCCCCATCATTGGACGTATCCCAAACGACATACAGCCAGTTATTTGCCATATATGGTACAACCTTTGGAACATCAACGGCTGGTAACTTCAAACTGCCTAGTGCTGCTCAGTTGCCAACCCTACCTAGCACTACCCTATCTTGGTATGTATTCACCGGACGGAATGACTAATGACTAACTATCCTAATGTACCATTTACTGATGGTAGTGACTTCCTACCAGGACACGCAGACTTAGCCTTCAAAGCCCCTATCTTTGATGGTCAGACTCAGTACCTCGGTCACCGCAACAAGCTACAGGACAACGAGCTTGAGCCTACTGGAGTTATCAGCCGTGTGGCAACCATCACTGACAGCTTCGCGGTTGCCCATGTCTCAGCACTAACTGTTAGTGTCCAGGGCGGGGTCTTATACCTACCCAACGCAACACGACAGGTTAAGAGCTTAACCAATATCATTGTACCTGACAACGCTGAGTCTTATGTCTGGTATGACTCATTAGGGGTTCTGAGAGCCACTACAACCTATGACACTTATGCTACAGTCCTAGCTAAGGTAACATCTGTCGCCGGTGTGGTGACAGCCATTGAGCCGTGGCACCGTGTAGAATATAAGCGGATGCTACCACCATCTAGGCTCATTAAGGTCTTTGGCGGGTCAAGTGTCAATGATATAGTCTGTACGCAGGGACAGGTATTGCCTCCGGTGGTTATCTGTCGTCGGTTCACTGTACCGGCTGGTATCGCGGTTACGTTCTCTAACTACTGTAAGATACTTTGCCAAGACTTCATAGTTGACGGTACTATCACTGGCGTATCAACTATCAAAGGTGGTGAGGGTACCGCTGATATTTCATCCGGTGGTAGTACTACGGTCAGTGGCTTTACCGGGTTCGGTATCGGTGGTGGTCAGATATACTCACCCGGTACAACTTACTCCTTCTTGATGCAGCCCTATGGTTCCGGTGGCGCGAGTCCTAACTGGGCAACTACGTCAGATAGTGCTGGAATGACGTACGACATCGGTGATGGTGGTAACGGTGGATGTGGTCTATACGTTGAGGCATCTAGAGACATAACGGTCAATGGTACCGTTAACTGTAAAGGTGGTGATGCGATGGCTACCACTGCTAGTACCGCTGATAAGATAGTTGCCGGTGGTGCGGGTGGTGGTGCCGGTGGGACTATTGTCTATATCTCACTGGGTAAGTGTATATTTGGTGCCTCTGCCATTCATGACATTAGAGGTGGTAATGGTTCCAATGGGTTTGGCAACTATAACCAACAGATAAAAGGCTTAGGCGGTGGTAACGGCGGTGGGGGTCAGATGTGGATATTCTGCGCCAACGCTAACCCTGGCACCAGTCAAGTCTTGCTGACACCGGGCACTAAAGGAGCTAACTCAACTAGCGCCGGTTCACTGACCTATTCAGGCTCATCAGGCGGCTCTAACGGTGGTTCCGGTGGGGATGGCAACGGAGGCTCTAGACCGGGCACTGTAGGCTTATTTAACATTATCACGGAGATACCCATAGGACTATGAGATACGTTTATGTACAAGGCGGTCAAGTCATCAGTGATGCCCATGAGCCTTATCTACAGATATTCTCAGTAATGGAAGCACCTAACGATGTAGCCAATGAAGACCTAATAGAGGTAG